GCCGCATGGCTCGCGCCGATGCCACGCGAAGCACATGCAGAAGGCATCAAAGTGATTATCGATACGGCAATTTCGTTTGTTCCAGGCTACCAACAGATCATCAAGAAAAACTATCCCGATGCCGCGCTGTGAGTTCAGCAAGGCAACCAAGCGCGAGGCATGGCTGCGCTGCCACGACGGGCAAGGCCTGCCACGCTGCGAAGGCTGCGGACAGGCATTCCTGGGAAGGCGGCCGGAATACGATCACGATAAGCCGGCCGAGCTGGGCGGGGATAATAGCTTAGATAATTGCCGGGTGCTGTGCCCGAAATGTCATCGGGCCAAAACGTCGCTGGAGGATATCCCATGCATCGCAAAATCAAATCGCGTGCGCGACAAGCACGCCGGGATCAGACGGACGCATTGGCGGTGGCCAAAAAGAAAGATGACCTCATACGGCAATTAAACCGCGCGCATCGTAGCGAGGTCTATAGGCTTTACGCAATAATCAGAGATCAGAATTGGAAGTTAGCAGACGCTATAAGCGCGCTGCTGAAGGAAACCGAAAGCCTTAAACGTATGCTGCACGGCTATGCCGTCATCGGTGCCAACGCCAAGCCGCAAGATTAGACGGTCGTAGGCACGCCCCAGCCATCCATGTAGTCGCGCACTTGCGCGAATAGGTCGAGCGCTTCGTCTTTGAGCTCGACCTCGCGGCGCACGATCGGACCGTAGTGATTGCACAACATGCGCAACGTCAGCGCCGCACTCTCGCAGGAAAACATCGGGCAATTCTTGCACAGCTGCTGGAACTGAAAGCCGCGGCCCGAGCCATAGCACTGCCAATCGCTCTCGCTGCAATTGACGTTCTGCGCGAAGGCCTCAAGATAGCAATACCCGTGCTCGCCCACAAACTCGTTCATCACCTCATCGAACTCGGGATCGCTGGCGCCGTGCGCGTTGTAGGAGGTCTGGAACGCGCCGGCCTCGGCAGTGTCTGAGCTCACATTCGTCGCAGAACGGTCACGCCCCTCGCAATGCTTGCCCGAGCTCTCGCGCATGCCATGGCCGAGCATCAGTGCGTAAAGGTTCACCAGCACCTCGATGCCGGGACGTTCGTTACTGGTGCCGAGCTGGCGATAGTTGTTGTTGTAGACGTTGAGCGCATCCTTGTCGGAATTACGCCGCGCCTGGGTGATCTTGGTCAACGCCGGATGGCCGGCCTGCAGGCGCAGATAGTCTTGCGCAAATGCCAGCGCCATGCCTTGCGTCCAGCCCGACGGCGCCTTGCCGCGGTTCTTCCAGCTGTAGCCGGCAATGTTGGAACCGCGGGCGATGGCGCAGATATCGGACTGCTGCTTGGCGGTGAGCGCGCCTGGCGGCGCCGGCAGCGGTGGCTTGGAGCTATCGAGCGCGGCCCAGGTCTGCGGGCCAATCCAGCCGTCGACGCCGAGGCCGCGGCTGCGCTGATAGTTGCGTGTCGCCGTGTCGGTCAGCGAACCGAAATCGCCGTCAACCGCAAGACCGGCATTGTTCTGCTGGTTCAACGACGTCTGCGCCTGCGAAACGTAGGGCTGTACGAACTCGGCATCATCGTCGCCCTTGCCGATCGTCGGTTTGCCTTCACTCGGAGGCGTTGGTGCGGGTGGAGTGATGGCCTGACCGGAGATCGTTTCGGCAATCGCCGCACAGATCCCGTCGAAGCGACCTTGATAGGCGGTCACATCGGCCGAGCTGTCGACAAAGCAAACCTCGATCAGGATCGCCGGCTTGTTGGTGTTGTTGAGGAAGTAAAGATCGGTGCGCTTCTTCGGCCCGCGATTGACCAAGCCGCCGGCAATGCTGATCGCTTCCGCGACATTCTTGGAGAGCGTGGCCTGGGTGACGTAGAGGCATTCCGTGCCCATCGGCTTCGACGTGTTCTGATAGGAATTGAAATGCACGCTGACATCGAGATCCCGCGTCTGCTTGTTGTGAAAATCAACGATCGTCTTCAGATTGGTGCTCTGATCGCGCGAGGTGGTGTCCTCGAACGTCACCACGCCAACGCCGCTGTTGCCCAGATAGATCGCCACTTGATTGACGACGCGCACCGCCTCCTGGTGTTCGTTGATGATGCCGACCGCACCCGAAATATATTTGCCGTGGCCGCTCGAAATCACGATCCGCATGTCGGTATCCTCATTTGGGAACGATGCAGCGTGATAGCGTTTCTGCGATGAACTTCTGACTTTCGTACAGCAGATTGACTTCCCGCTCTCTCGTTGCTGCCATCTTGTCGCCCGCCATCCACAACAGAGCGATCAATGCGAAATTGATAAGCATCGAGCCGATGACCAATGGCTCGCTCTTTAGGCTCTCAAGGATAGATTTGGCAACTCCTGCCGCTTCTTCTGCCGGGCCGCCGGGGTTCATTTGCCGCTCCCGTCGATATCGCGCTTGTGCGCTTCGATCCCGTCGCGCGCCTCACTATAGGCTTTGCGCGCTCGCGTCAGTCCAGTGAGCATGCGTCGAGGCTGGTCGTGTTCATCCTTCATCCACACCGAGAAAAGCCGAACACTATTCTCGATGTAGGCTCGATCCAGTGCTTCTAAATCCAACTCCAAGATGCGTGTGTCCCACGGCGGCACGCGCGGCGGCAATGCCGGCTCACTCTCCGCTTGCAGGATCAGAATAGCGAGCGTGATTATCGCGATGATGACAATCAGCAGAAGCCCACGTTGCCACCAAGTGAGCTCCTCAAGCGATCTCATCGCCCGACCTGATAAAACGGATAACCCTCGGGCGTTTGCTCCGCGGCAAGCGTGCCGTAGACGCCGGCGCGCGCCGCTCGCAGCGCCAATGGCGTCATTCTAAGGTTGGCACCTTGCGCAAACTCTGAACGCCCCGCTACCGCGCCGAGAAGATTGTGCGCCCGAATATCGACGGCGCGGTTTTCCAGATGCTTCAAAACCTTGCCCACGACAGGCGCGAAAGCGCCAATGCCCGGAATGATTTGATGCCCGACATAGCCGGCCATCAGCATGCCGAGGCCACCACCACCGCCGAGAATGTTGCTGAGATAACGAACAGTATTGGTGTAGCGGGTGCCATTGATGATCGCGAGCAACTGAGTGCGCTCTTGATCGGTCAGACCATGCATGGCGCGCTCGTTCTTTGCGAATGCGAGAAGCCCCTGCCTGACCTTGTTGTCGAAATTCGCTCCGCTGTGCGTGGCCGCAGTCGCGGCCTCGATGTCGCCGATCTTTTTATCGAGCGCTTCGGCCAGACGCAGGACCGAAAATTCGTGATCGGCCTTCTGCAGCAGCGATACGCCGGGATGACCCGCCGGCATTGCCGCCTCGATCGCGCGGTCAACGTAGTTGGTCAACGTCTGCGCCGCTTGTCCCATTCCTTTGCCATAGAGCGTATCACGCATGCCTCGCCGCCAAGTAACAAGATCAGCGACATTATTTGCAGAATTGAGTTTAGGAATTAGCTTTTCGGCCGCCTCGGTATCGAACGGGATGCGGTTGAGGGCGCCGCGCATCTGTGCGGTGAGCTGAAACGTCTGTTTCCAATCGACGGGAGCGGCCTGCGCTTCCTTGTCCCATTCGCCATACAGCCCTTTTACTCCCGCGGGTCCTTCCTGTTTGAGTAATTGCTTTCGCGCTGCCTCGACGCTCGCGCGTTCGCCACCGAAGGCTCCCTTTGCACCGCCGAGAAACCCGCCAGCAAAACGTGCATAGGGTTCAGCTGCAGGCGCCAATGCCCGTGCAGCCTCGCCGGCAGTCTCACTCGCCGCGCCAGGGATCAATGCTTGTCCAACCAGGCGGCGAGCCATGCCGCCAGGCCCTGCCAATGCTGCCGGAATGAACTCGCCGACACTTTCTGCGTATCGACCCGCCGTCGTCTGCGGCTCATACAGTGGCGCGCCCATCAGATGCTCGACGCCCTTGGTGATGTCGGCGCTGCCGTAGGTCGGTTCTTGCCATTCGCGCGGTTGTTCTGCCGGCAAACCGAGCAAGCTTCGTGCTCCGCGCACGCCGTAGTCGATGCCGCGCGCACCATATTCGGCGAGGTCGCCCGGCAAGCCGGCAAGCCCGATGCCGCCTCTGATGATGCCGGTGCCGCCCGATTTTGCGACGTCGGCAGCAATGTCCTTGCCGGTCATTGATGCCGGCGCCTCTTGCCAAGTCTCTGGCGTCTCTGTCCAGACTTCTTCATCGGCCATCGGCGCACCTATCTTTGACTGATGAGCCTACCTTGATCGTCGTAATACACAGTCCTGCCCTGCGGGTCTTTCCACCTGTATCGCACGTTGCCTCTGTTGCTCTGTTCTCTAACCGCACCGGCAGGAACGCCGCCGGGAAGCGTCTGCAGCGGCGCGCGTCCCCCGGCCCAATCCTGAAGCTTGTAGAACGTCATCCACGCGAACTGCGAAGCCGTGATCTTGCCGGCGGCAAGATCGGCTTGCGCTTTCACCATGTCCCTCCGAAACTCCATGCGCGCCCTGGCGGTCATGCCAGGTGGGAAAGGCACATCGCGTCCGCTGAGTGGATCACGATAGGTGGAAGCAACGCCCTCTTGTGCAGCGATCTTGTCGGCCTGCCCTATCGGAAGACTTCGCACCGTTTGCTTGAGAGGATCATACTGCAGGGCTTCCCATTCCCCCGTTTCCTCGTTCTGGCGAAACTGCACTTGCGGTTTGTAGGCGAGCTCGCGCGCCAGCGCGAGGCGGTCGCGCTGAATGCCCAGCCCCTGTTGCTGGTAGTTGTACTGATTGATTTGCTGCTGGCGCGCGAGATCGGCCGCGGCGCCGCGCTGATAGCCCGAGAGCGCCGGCCCCCACTTGTTGAACGGATTGCCGGCGAGCATGCCCAGCCCAAGCCCGATCGCCCCCTGCTGCCAACCAGGCGCAGCACCGGGCTGGCCGGCAGGCGCTGCCTGGCCGCTACCGCCGCCGCCCATCCATGAGCCCAGCCCGCTGAGAATGCCGCCGATGGTGCTCCCCTGGCCGCTCGCCACCGCCGGGCCCGCGGCACCCGCCACCGCATTCGTGCCAGGGTCCATGGCATAGGCATCGCCGACGTCGGGAGGCGCCTGCGGATTGACCGTGATGGGTGTTGGCTGCGGCGCCCAATCGGACGGCACCGGCGTGCCGCCCAGGCCTTGCAGGCCGCCGGTCAGGCCGGCGTAGTAATCTTGAATATCGCCGTCAGCCATGGCTCATCTCCTAAAGGAACGCGCCGGCGAGCGCGCCGACGCCGGCGCCGAGCCCGGTGCCGATGCCGGGGATCGCCGAGCCCAGCCCGGCACCCGCGAGCGCACCGCCGGCGAGCCGCGATGCGAGGCTCGCCTGCAGCGGCGTCTGCGCAGTGACTTGCGTGCCGCCGAGCGAACCCGCACCGGAGAGGATCGCGCTCTCCATCTGCAGCGGCACCCACGGCGCATTCTGCGCGGCGTTGAACTCTTGGATCTGTCCCTGCAGCTGCTGCTGCGCGAAGTTCTGAATGTACTGCCCGCCGGCGAGCATGTTCTGGTAGGGGATATACTGCATGTTCGCCAGGTTCCCGAGGCCTTGCGCGTACTGATAGGCCTGGCCGAGGCCCTGCTGGGCGATGCCGGCCTGCTGGCCGTAGGTCTGTCCCAGGCCTTGCGTGGCCTGCAGCGCGCGCTGCTGGCGCGCCTCGTAGTCCTGCATCAAGAGCGGATCGGCCACCTCGGCCTGCGCCCGCGCCATCACATCTTGGAATTGCGCCGAGCCGTAACGGCCGGCCGCCGACATGCTCGACTGGATGGCCTCGTTGCCGCGCCGGTTCTGGTCGGCGATCGACGCCATCAGATAGGGATTGGTCGCGCCTGTGGCTTGCCCGTAGAGCGCGCCGTATTGGCCCGCTGCCTGGCCGAGCCCGGCGAGCGCGCCTTGCACCGGGCCGGTGAGCCCGTTGCTGCCGATGATGTTGGCGGCCTGGCCCTGCGCCAGGTTGATGTTGGGGATGATGCCGGTCGGGTCGGCGAGCTGATTGGTGGCGAGCCCCACCGTACCGCCGACCGCATTGTAGATCGACGGGTCGAGCGGCGCCATCGTCGGACCCTGATAGGGCTGCGGGATGCCGGCCTGCTGCAGGTTCGATGCCGATTGATACATCAGCCCGAGATAGGGCTGCACGCCCGCCCACGGTGAGCTCGTCGTGGTCGACGTGGTGACGGGCGGTTGGGTCGAGCCTCCTCCACCGAAGTTCATAGCATCTTCTCCATCACCACATGGGTCTGCTTATACCCATGCTTTTTGAGCAAAGGTTTCCAGCCGGGACGGCAATAAGGTTTGCTGATTGTGCAATGGTTGTGCTCTTTTAGGTATTTCTCGACTTGCGGCAAAAGGTGCTGCCAATCCTTCACGCCGAAGCCGGTGGCCCAACGCAGTTGGCCGATGAGCTCGCGACCCTCCTGCGAATAGATTATGCCAATGAGCGCGCGTGCCTTGTCCTTCTCCTCGTCCCAGATGACGCCGATCTGCACCCGTCCTTTGAATACATGATCGATGAGCTCATCGACCGTTTCGTCGCTGCGATCGGCGATGCGGGGAATGAATGCTCCCCACACTTTGCGCGTTTTCCATACTTCGGTTTCCTCGATCGGCTGTCCCTTCGCCGGCGTCGGGATCGGCACGAACTTCATCAGTAAAATTCCTTGACGATGATGATGCCGTTGGCGCCGAAGCCGCCTTGATAAACGAAGCCGCCCAAGGCGCCGCCGGCGCCGCCAACGCCGACTGCGTAGCTATAGGTCGCCGCCGGCGTATTGATGAAATGTTCGATATAGCCGCCGGCCGATCCGCCAGCACCGGCCGCGGAGGTGGCAATGCTGCCATTGATGCCGCCGCCGGCGCCGCCGCTGCCGTAGCCCGTGCCGTTGCCGCCATTGGCGTTGTAGACACCGCTGCCGCCATCACCCAATGGCGTGCTGCCACCGCGACCGCCGACGCCGCTGATGGTGTTGAGCACCGAGGCCGCGCCGTCACTGCCACCCCCACCGACGATATTGAGGACGTTGCCGCCGGTTGCGGCGCCACCATTGTTGGGCCCGGTGCCACCGCCGCTCGCAGTCAGGCCGCCGAATATGCTGGCGCTGCCGGCATTACCGCCGGCCGAACCATTGCCGCCGGCACCGCCGCCGACCATCCTGATCTCGATGCGCTTGCAATTGGCCGGCGTCGTATAAGTGCCGCTGCCCGAGCTAAGTACTGTCACGGTGGGGAGCGTCGGCGATGCCGCCGGCGCCGCCCAGGTGCCATCCGCTCGCAAAAAGTTGGTCGTGCCACCGCCCGAGGCCGGCGCCAGGCCTTTCAGGCCCGAAGTAAAAAGATCGAGCGCAGCGGTGACTTGCGTGCCGGTCTGTTCGCCGAAGATGCCGGCATTGTCGTAGAGGAAACGCCCGGACGTGCCGCCGGTGATCGCCGTCGAGCCGATGCCGATCGAGCTCGCCGCCCCGCCAGTCGGCGGTGCCGCCCAGGTCCCATCGGCACGCAGATAGTTGGCGGTGCCACCGCCCGATGACGGCGCCAGTCCCTTCAGGGTGTTGCTGAACACACCGAGCGCGGCAGTGACCTGTGTTGGCGTCTGTTCACCGACCTTGCCGGCGTTGTCATAGAGGAAATTGCCGCTGGTGCCGCCGCTGATGAGCGTCGAGTTGATGGTGATGCTGCTGGTGCCACCGCCGACCGTGAGCAACGGCACCAGATATTCGGTGATGATGATGATGCCGCTGCCACCGTTGCCGCCGAGACTATCGGGCCCGACACCGCGCGGGCCGAGCGCGCCGACCGCATAGGCATAGGTCGCGGCGGGACCGACGATAAGTTTGCGCAGATAGCCGCCCGAGCCGCCGCCGGCGCCGGCATAGAATTGCGTGCTGGTGCCACCGCCGCCGCCGCTGCCCGAGTTTGGCCGCGCATCGGGCGGTGTCGTCGCCACACCGGGCTCGCCACCGGTACCGGCGCCGCCGAAATACGAACTACCGCCGTTGCCGCCGGTGACTTGCGTGACCGGGTTCGAGCCCGCGGTGTTGCCGGCGCCGCCATCGATGTTGACGTCGCCGTTGCCGCTGGTGGTCCCGCCAGGCGCGCCCATGCTGCCGTTGGCACCGCCGCCGCCGCCGCCGCTCGCCCAGTAAGAGCCGAACGTGGTCGTGCCACCGGGGCCGCCGGTCCCAACCTGCGATGGCCCACCGCCGCCCCCGCCGCCGACCATTTCCACATCGATCGCCAGGCAACCGGTCGGCGTCGTGTAGGTGCCCGAGCCCGCGGTGAACACCGTGCGGTGGATCGTGGTTGCGCCGCCCAGGTTCGTTTCGCGCGGGTTCTGATGTATCCAGTTCGTGCCGTTGTAGATCAGGTCGGGATATGACCCGGCCGAGAAGGCACCAGGATCGAGATCGTTGCCGGCCTGCGTCTTGACCACGATCGGGGCAATCGCGTCCATGGCCAAGGTCGTCGGCCCGGTGTTGGTGAGGCCGGCGCCGATCTTGAGCGTGGTGCGAAAGCCGGTTGGGATGGTGTCGGTCGCGGCAAAGCCCATGCCCGAGGAGAAGGTCTGCGCATTCGCTGCGCCGCCGGTGATGATTTGCCCAGTGCGCAGCGCGAGCTCCTTGGCGTCGGCGGCCATCATGCTGCGCGCGGAATTGTTGACGCTGGCGCGCGTTTGACCTTCGTGCCAATCGATGAGCGGGTCGATGGTGCCGTTGTTGAAAGCGGTGGTCGACCATCCCCACTTGTTTTCGCCAGGCATTGTCATCAACCGAACTCCGTAATGATGAGCACGCCGGCGAAACCATTGCCGCCAGCCGAAGCAGTGCCGCCGTTGTAGGAAAAGCCGCCGCCGCCGCCCGAGCCGTAGGCGGTGCCGGCGTTGCCATTGACAATGCCAGTGCTGCTACGAATGACGGGTTGCGCACCGCCGCCGAAGGGGCCAGGCGCGCCGCCGCCGGCGGGCATGTATGCCGTACCCGAGGCCGCCGACCACAAGCCATTCTGGCCGGGCGCGCCGGCAACGGTGAAATCGCCGACCGCACCGGTCACGCTGGCGCCCGCCCCGCCGGCCGGTCCGATCGTATTCGGGTTGGCGCCACCGCTGCCGCCATTGGCCACGCACGCGCTCGCACCGAAATTGGTCGCACCGCCGGCACCGCCATCATTGCCACCTGCGGCCCCGCCACTGCCGGCTGCGCCAATGGTGAACGACGTCGTGGTGACTGCAGCACCCTTGAGAAGTTTTTTCGAATAGCCGCCACCGCCGCCGCCACCGCCGCCAAAATCATATCCGGCCGGTGTCGCGGCAGTGCCGGCGCCGCCGCCGCCGCCGCCGATGCACTCCACGATCGCCACCACGGTGCCCGCGGTCGGCGTCCATGAGCCGCTTGCGGTAAACACGCGAATGTTGGTCGGCGCGACTGGCGAACCGCCTGCAGGCGGCGCCGCCCAGGTGCCATCGGCGCGCAGGAAGTTCGTCGTTCCGCCACCACTCGCCGGCACATCGCCCTGTGCGCTGGTGCCGAACAACGTACCGGCATATTGCAGATTGTTCGCGCTCGGATTGGTGAGCGCCAGTCCGCTGCCGGCGGCGAAGGTGACGGTCGGGCCGGTATTCGCGCCGGGATTGATGGTCGTGATCGCGGCAGTCAATCCGGTGCCGGGCGGCACTCCCCAGCTGCCGTCCGCGCGCAAGAAGTTCGCCGTACCGCCGCCCGAAGCCGGCACCTCGCCTTGCGCAGCGGCGCCGAACAACGGCGCACTGATGGTGATCGTGGTGCCGGCGGAAGCGACATTGATGCCGGTGCCGGCGGCGATCGTCAGCGCGCCGGTCAAAGTGTTGAGCGATGCAACGCCAGCGGCGCCACCTGTGGCGCTGATGCTGACTTGCTTGGGATTGTTGGTGACGCTGAAGCTAACGCCACTACCGGCAGCGAGCTGGTAGCCGCCGCCGTAGAAGGGTTGATCGGCGTGCGCGTGCGGTGCCGATTGATCGACGGCAACCCAGGTGATGATGCCGAGTGCGTTGCGCGCTCCGTAGGGATCGCGGGCGGCATCGAATTGCTGGCGATGCCGCGGCTGGGTCATGCATAACCGTCCGGTTGCACCTCGGCGAGCACGCCTTGTGCGTTCGACCAAGTTTCATTGGCGGGAATGAGTATGCGGAAACGATGCAGGAGAGAGCTCGTCAGCACCGATGCCTTGCCGGTCACCTCTAGCGGGATCTGGTCGACCGATGGCGGGATCGCTGCGCCGATGACCTGGCCGCTGATGCTCCACCTCGGCTGGTCGCCCAGGCGCTCCCGCGTGGCCACGCAGACCACCGGCCCGAGCGTCGGCGTCGGATTGCTAGTGCCGTCGATCAGCGGATAAACCTCGGACACGAATGCACGCTGGCCCGGCACCAGATGCGCTTCGGCGGTTTCCAAGGTGGCCGGCAGCGGCGGCCCATCGAGCGAGCACAGTTGCCCCTGCACGTTGATGCCGCAGACGAACGGGCGTCCGCCCACATAGGCGAAGCTGTCGAGGCCGGGGTCGGTACTGTCGAGTTGCGGATCGAGCGGATCGCCGGCCACGTCGGTGTCGAGATCGATGTAGTGCGTGGCCAGCAATCCCCATACCGCTGCGCCGACCGTGCCGGTCGACCATTTCTGGTTGGCCCAATTGTAGATGATGAGGCGATCGTAGATCGGCGATGCGGCGGTTTCGTAATAGGCCCATGCGACGTAAGGCCTGTTGGTCGGCACCACCTGATACATGTTGCGCCGCCCGCGATCAGAATTGGCGATGAACCAGTTGTTCACCTTGTCCTGGCCGATCGGCAGGAGCTGGCTGCCGCCGGCGAGCGCATAGAAGCCGTCCTCGTTGATGAAGTAGAAAACATCGCCGATAGTGCGGAAGCAGAACTCCCCGACCGCACCACGGTCGTGCAGTATCTTCGTGAAGTTGAAAATGTTGTTGATGTCGCCGGGCAGGAACTGCATCAGGCGAATGACCCGATCCTGCACGACGTAGGCGACGGTTTCGTTGCCGGCGACACCCTGGACCGGGCCACCGTCGGGAAAAAATTGAAAATCACACAAGTTCGAACCTGGGGACCACTGTGTCGGGTTATTGATACCTGACCAGAGGATGGTGCTGCGGCCGGAATTGATCGGCGTGCCGGGCAGATCGGCCAAGAGACTGCCGAGCACGACGAAGTCGCCGATGACTTGCACGTTGTGCGCCTGCGGCGGCGAGCCGCCGAGTGCGGCAAAGGCCGTGCCAGTCTCGATATCAAAAGCCTGTGGCACGTCCCCGAACTGCACTGCGATCACTGTGCTTCCAAATTGCGTCCAGCTCCAGAGCTCACCCCCCGGTACGTTGTAGTTGCCGCCGGTGGTGCGAGTAACATCAGTCCAGCCGTGCCAGCTCCACAGATAAATGTGGTGCGCGGTGCCGACGAAGATTTCCCAGGTGCCATCCTTGTGGCGCGCACCGAAAACCCCCAGCGCCGGCTGTTCCGGCAACGAAGCAGCGAGGATCGGGATGAGGCTCGGGCAAGGCTGATAGGAGTTGAGCGACGTGAATACGTTGTCGGCGATGCTGGCATACTGGTTGTCCAGCAGTGCCAGGTCCGGTCGCCATTCACCGAACGGGACGGTCGCTTTGGGCATTTTTCAGCTTTCCGATCGCTTCCTGCAGTTCGATGTATTCCTTCACCGCATCCGGGTTGGTCACCAGCAGTTTGCCGTCGAGCTCCATTATCTCGAACACGCCGTTATGGGCGCCGAGCTCCTCACGCAGCATCTTCGGCGTGTGGAACTGAATGGTGACAGTCTCGCCCCGGTGCAGCGTGGCGAGGTCTTGCGGCGAGATCGGTATGCCGCCGATCAGCGCGCCGGTCGCTTCATGCACGTCGAACAATTCAGCCATAGAATGCCCTCATGCGGCCCTGGCGTGCGCGCCGATCGGTTTCGCGGCGCAGATAGTCGAGCGCGCGTTCGCCGGCCTGTTCCGCATTGGCCACCTGTTGCACATCGCGGATCGGATAGGAGTAAAGCCGCTTGAGCACGGTGTAGCGGATGAGATTGAAGCCCTGGTTCGTCCATGCATTGCTGTCGTTGTCGTTGACCAGCGGCGTCAATCGATACTGTCCGAAGATACGCAGATTGTATGGCTGCGACGGCAGCGGATAGATGCGCAGATAATTCTGCTGGAACGCCCACCAGGATGGTTGGCCGTTCGAGAGCGTCGAATAGAAAAATTCCAACCTGCTCCAATCGGTCGCTTTGACGGTATACCAGACCACCGGGATTTGCGCCCGCACCATGTCTATTTTGATGAACTCTTGGAGGCCGATCGACGGCTGCGGCGCGAGGAAGTAGATATCGCCGGCTGGGCCACCGGTCGGGCTGTTAGTGCCTTGGCCACCGCCGGGGGTGACGGTGAGGCTGTAGGCGCTGGGGGCGGTATCGTTCCACCAAAATCTTTCGGTATCGTGGTCCCTGATAGCATCAAAGACCGCATCGGCGATTTCCTGGGTGAGGTTGGAGCGTCGGAGGTCTTGGGCGATTTTTGCTTTGAGGTCGCCGAGGGTGGGCATGGCTTCTCCTCCTTGGCACCGGGCAGCTCGTAAGCCGCCCGGTGCAGGAACCACAAAGACAAACGCATTCTACTGGCCGCCTGGATTTGCCCACTCCAGCACGAACAACGCCTGACCGGCGGTCGGTACCGCGGCGGCGAACGTGCCGGTGAGCCAGATCGGGGTATCGGCCGCCAACGGTCCCGCCTGCGCAGCGATGATCGTTTGCGTATTGATACCCACGGCGCCGATCGCAGCCGCAGCCACGATCTGCGCGCCGCTCGCTGCACTGCCCACCGAGATATTGTTAGTGGTCGATGAGTTGAACGCCGTGCCGGTGACCGTGTAGCAACGCAGCAACGCAGCGCCCGCCGGAACGGTGCCGACCTTCACCGAGACGCCGGCACCGAATGGCTGGTTGTAGTTGAGCGTGAAGACGATCGCACTTTCTCTTGTAGGATAGTCGCGCGCAGTCGAGCCTAATGTACCTGTAGCCATGATGATCTCCTCTTGGCTTTTGCCGAATGGCTTTGGATTGTTGCGTCGAGGGTTATGCTGACGGCACGGCGTATGACGTGACGACGATGGTGGCGAAGTCGATGGCGTTGAACACCATCTTCTTCAGCCCTTTGATCGACCACGCCGACACTTCGAGCCGGCGCTTATGATCGTATAATTCTTCATTCCACCTGTACCGATTTTCACCGGAGTTCTGGCCGAAGGCGATGGCCGCGGCTTGCGCACCGAGGAACACCGCGCGACGGGTCGAGGTTTGCTGTGCGCCCGAGGTGGAGTGAACGCCGTAAGGAATTTGCTCGCTCTCCCTCAAGATCACATTGTTGTACATGCCGAGCGCCCCGGTGAAGATCGGGTTGTCGGTGATCTCGCCGCCCGTCATGGCCGCTTTCTGGATATCCAGCCACTGCCCAGCGTTGACGCCGGCGCGCAGCTGCGTGGTCTGGATCGGGTGAATGTACATCACATAGTGCTCGCCACCCTCGATCCTGATCGGCCGAATTTTCGGCAGATTGTTGGTGCCGCCAGTCTTGGCGAGCTCCACCGCCTTGTCGATCACCGCCAAGCCGAACGTCGCCGTGGTGGTGGTGTTGACGGTTTCGTCGTTGGCGATCGAGGCGCCGGTGCCGCCGGTATCGAAGCGCAGGATGCGGCCGGCACTCGGTGCGATCGTGGCGTTGAGGCCGGTGTATTTCACCGACGTCGGGAACGACGGCCCGCTGATCGACGTGTTGCCGCAGACTTGATTGAAGAACGCGACAGATATTCTGCGCGCCCACCAATCGACCAAGCCATCCTTTGCTTCCTCGCGCAAATCGAATGCCACTCTTTGCGCATCGATGGTGTTTTCACTTCTTACTCCGACGACGTGACCGAGCTCGTTGATGAACACGTTGTCGGCATAGGTTGTCAGCGCCTCGCCGTTGCCCTCGGCAATGTCACTCTCGGTGAAACCGTCGCCGGTCAGCTGCATGCGCAAACCAATGGTGACCCGATCGCCGGGGCCCTTCTTGGTTTCAGTTTTTTCTTGGATCACGCTATTCGCGTTTTGCCCGATGAGCGGGTAGATTTCGGTTGCTTTGACGGCCTCGTGCGCGAGCTCCTTGGCCCAAAGCTTGACCGCAAGGGCGTCATTGACGCCATATGAGGTCGATGCCATGTGGCACCTCCTTTGAGATTGAGGATTGGGTGAGTGCCCTCAAGTGCCGAGAGCGGGCGCACAGCGATACGTTCGCAGGCCAACGAAACGCCTTTTGCGGGGGCGAGCCGAAACGCCATCTGACGGTGGCGAGCCGACGCGAACTCTAGTTCAGTTTCTTAGTGCGCTGCGCCTTTGAGGCGGCGGAAGCGGCCAGGGTATTTTTCGATGAAGGCGCCGAACTCCCTGTCGTCCATCTTCAGCAAGTCCTCGATTTCGATGTCGCCGAGATCGCGGCCGGCGCCGCCGCCGACGTTCGACAGTGAACCCGACTGCCGCTGCCCGGCCTCGATGCGGTTGAGATCGACTGTCGGCGGCGGCAGCCTTCCATCGGCACGCTGCGCGGCCGGTGCCGCTTTGGTATAGCCGCGCGCCTTGGCGAGCTCATGCGCCCATTGCGCCGGATTGCGCCGTTCGGCGGCGGCCCGCGCCAGCAGTTGGTCCTCCTCGTTCTGCAGCTGCTGGCTGATCGCGGCCGGCTGCATGCCCAGCACTTGCAGATCACGTATGCGCGCCTGGCGCAGATGATTGAGCGCCGTGTAGTAGTCGGGATTGTCGCGCACGTAGGTCGCTTCGTTATTGGCACCCCATTGCCTGAGTTGCCGTATCTGATCCTCGGCCTGGATTTGCCGCTTGTAATTGTCGATCTCGGCGCGCGTCTGGCGTTGCTCGGCCTGCATGTGACGCACGGCGCCGAAGATATCCTGATCCGGCGACGGCGGCGCTTGCGGCGCTTGCTGCTGTGATGTGAATGCATCGCGGAAGGCGCGAAAGCGCTCCTCCATGCGCGCATTCAGCAGTTCGGTCTGGCGCGCGCGCTCCTCAGCTTCCTGGCGGCGCTTGCGCTCCTCCTGCAGGGTGGCGATCGGCACATGCTCGGGCTTGTCGGGCTTGGGCGGCTCGACGGGCGGCGCCGGCGGCGCGGGTTCTGCGGCTGCGGGCGACGGCTGCGGTTCCACTGCCGGCGGCGCCGGCGGCGGAATATCCTTCTCGCCCCTGCTGTCGAAATACGCGCGCTCACCGGGCGTGAACGGTCCAGCCTCCTGTTTTGCTTCGTCTGCCATCACATTCTCCTGTTGCCTCGGAAATTACCCTGAGCCCGACGTCCGGTGCCGGTGCCGGCATCGACCTCGGCGTTATCGAAGCGCACCTTGCCGTAGTCGAGCGAGGTGAAGCGATCAGTAGTGCGGCCACTGCCTCCGTTACTTTCTTGAATACTCGCCGGTACCGACGATCGCGCATCCATGGTGGCGCTGCGCAGCTCGCTGCCGGGGCGCGCGAGCTCGCCTGCTGCGGTAGCGCTTTGGTGACCGGTCTTCGGCATGGCCGAATACTCGTCGCTCATGCTCATGCCCTTCTGGCGACCGCCGGGTGGGTTGCGCTCACGCCGGTGGCCGAGGTCGGGATTGAAACCGCGCTCGTAGGGCGTTCTGGGATGCGGGCTCGATCCGCCGCCGCCGTGCTTCTGCATGTCCACCTCGCCCGATGGCTGGTGCGGCGTGCGCGATCGTTTGCGAGTGAAGCCGCGTTTCGGCGCGTTGGGGAAGGTATTCAATTCGTTGTCGCGGATGCGCGGCATCGCCGTGTCATGGACACTGGTATGGGGTCGCTTCTTCGCCATCACTCTCTCCCGTTCCTGCGATTGTATTCTCGGCGTGCGCGCCGCACTTCGCGCCGCGCCATGTCCTCGGGGTTCCAGAACCCTTGATTGCTCTTATCGCGCGTGGCGTATTCGAGCGGGCCGAATGTGCTCGGGCCGCTCGCCAAGATCGACGTCGGCGTGGACGACAGCGGCTCCTCGCGTCCGCTCTTGCGCAAGGTCGGCCGCGCTGCCGTGCCCTTTGCGCTCGGGCTTTGCCCGCCCAGCCGCATTTCCGAATTTTCCGGCGTGAGCGTGCGCGCGGTCGCGCTGTTGTAGCTCTTGGGGAATTGGTCGCCCATGCCCTTCTGGCCGGGGAAGTGGCCGCCGCCGGCATAATAGAGGTCGACCTGTTTCTTGGTGAACTTGCGCCCCGATGGGCTCTCGTATTCGTCGCGTCCGACTTTTCTGAATGGCATCATAATTCTCCTTTCCCGTTTGCTTCGATGCGGTGCGTTGCTTCGCGTTCCTTGGCTTCAAGCAACGCCATCTGCATGTTGTGCTGTTCGGTCTTATGCGTGTGATCGAGGCGCTTGTGTTCCAAGGCGTTGAGATGATCTTGCGCCTTTTGTCGGGCCTGTAGCGCCATTTCCTCGCGCTTGGTGAAAAGCTTTGCCCGCTCCTGCGCAAGCGTGCTTTCGACGTTGATCTGCGCGATCGTGCGCTGGTGCGCGATATCCTGATCCTTCTCGGCCTTGCGCGCAACGAGGTTGGTGTAGTGCCGCTGCTTGTTGGCCTCGACGTCCTGTTGCTTCTCTTGGATCATCAAGGTCATCGGGTCGGGCGGCGGCGGCGGTGCGTTCTGCTGCGCCTGCTGTACGGCGGCCTTGATCTTCGCCACCAGGCTGGCAGGTAGTGGCGAATAATCGAGCAAGGTGAGCATCACGTCGGGCGGCGGGTTGATGCCCTGCAGCATCGGTAACATTTGCACCATGCTGTTCCACACTAGCTCTTTCTGATTAGGGGCACTCGGCGCATCATCCACGATCACGTCGTATTCGACCACGTTGGGATCGCGAATGAGCGGCACATATTGCTGACTGTCGGGGCCGACAATGCGGACAAGCCGACCGTCGCTGAGAAACTCGGTGATGAAGTACAGCAGCAGATGACCGGATATGCGGCGATATCGGCGCAGGCTGTCGAACAGGCCGGCGAGGATGATCGTTGCCGATTGTCGGCGCTGATATTCTTGGGATGCCGTACGCGGGTCGTTGGGCGAGCTCGGGTTGGCGCCGGTCATGCCCATCATTTCGATATTGACGCCGGTGACGCGCGGCACCGCCTGGATGGCGAAGTTGGTCATCTGCATGAAGTCGGTGGGGAAGTTCGCCGCCGGTTTCGGCGTGACCTTGCCGCCGGTCAAAGCGCCGGGGCGGAAGTAGGAATTGGCGCCCGGTTTCGCCCAATCTTCTTCAAATTCCTGCTGATCGACAACGGCGCCTTCTTCCATCATCAGGCCGCCCTTGGCATTGCGCGCCATGATCTCGACCGCGGTGGAGAGCCACTTGTTGGCCCAGGTCTGCGGTGAGCGCATCGCCTTGACCAGGCCGTACCATTGCCGATTGTTGCGGTCCCACTTGCCGGTGATCGGCTGCAGCGTGAAATTTTTCGCCAGCGCTCCGCTCGGGCTCGCCAGCTTGGTGATCTCCAGCACGATATCGCCGAGGAAGGCCTGGTAGAAAATCTTGCGCGTCTGTTCGACCGCGCGATAGTTCTGCCCGAGCATGGCGGCGCGCACCGCTGCCATACGGTGCTGTTCTGCTGTGAGCTCCCGCAATTGGCCGCCAATCATGCCGCGATAAAAATGCTGCGTTTCGTACCACTGCGCTTGCACGATGGTGACGACACGTTCGGTGCGGCCGTCCTGCGCTTCGTGCTTGAGCGGCTCGCCGGGATAGTGAACTTCGTAGGGCGTTTCTTCGTCGGCGAGCTCGCCGGCCCAGGCTGCATCCCAGGTGGCGTCGTCCAAGATCGGCCGCTTGTCGGCGCCGTGTGGCCAGCGGTCCTTGGCGTAGGTGAGCGGCACGCGGCGCTGGACGCGGAAGATGCGGCGCGCATCGAACAGGTTCGCCTGTTTTGATCCGCTATCCCACACCATTTCCATCGGATCGATGCGGGTTATTTTCGGGTCGCCGTTGGGGTTCTCGCTGTAGTCGAGGCGGGTTTCAGTCCAGCCCATTCCGCATGTAGCTGCGTCAGCGAACGCATTGCTTTCTTCATGCTCGGCGTAACATTGATCGCGAAACCATCTGGCGGCTTCGGTGAGTACCTCGTTGACCGGAGCAGCGCCGATTTGACGCGGGACATATCGCACCTCTTGCCGGTTGGTGATCTCGCTGCCGGTCACCACGTCGATGACGGGATCGATGATGTTGAAGACCAGGCAGGCGCGCTTCTGCGCATCCTCCATGTATTTCTTGTCCTCGGCCGGCCATTGTTCGCCGGCACGGAAGTCGAAATCGAGCCGCGCCTCGCGCTGCCATTTCTTCGCCGGCGGATAATCGATGTGCCACCAATCCTTGATGCGGATCAACAATTGGTCGGGGGTGAGCTCGGGCGTGGTCTTGTCGCGATCGGTTTCGGGTTCGGTATATGAGCGGTTGTCGTCGTAAGCCATGCTCATCGCTGGTCACTCGGTGCTAGACCGTAGGGCATCGGCAGTGCCGGCGGGGTATAGATCGGTATCTCTTTGCGCATGAGGCCGCGGCGCACGATCTCGTCGCGCGGCATGCCGGTGAGGCGATGCGTACGCTCGATCGCGTCGTTGATCACCTGGATCATCGGGCCCTCGGTTTGGCGCTTGAAGCCGGCCCAGGCGACGTCCTGCACGTTGCCCGGCTGGAAACCGCGGCGTAGCGCGGCACGATGCACCGGCTCCTCCAGCATGCCGTAGGCGACATCGCGCGCCCCGGCGCGAATGTTTTCCGGCGCGTGTGCGAGCATGCCGCTTGCCATCTGGTCATCAATGACGGCGCGCGAGAGGTCGCCGAGGAACGAGCGCACGAAGTTGTGCATCTTGGGCTGATCGCGTCCAAGCGCCTGGTAGCCGCCGCGCTCGCGGTAGAGCGCATAGTTTTTCAGATTGGTCTTGCCGAACGGCCCGCCGCTCACCGTCACCGGCAGTTCATGCACCGCAGCCGGCACCGGGTTGCCCTGCCGGCGATTGTATTCGAGGTACTGTGCCATCAAGAAATTCGCCGGCGGCGCCTGGCCCGACGTCGTTGCCGCCATCGGCGTAGCGAACTCATCGAGGAAGCGCTTGCGGCCTTCCTGTTCGCCGAACTCTTTGATGTACTCCTTTTCGAACTGCGCCATCGCATACCAGTCGTCGGCATTGCCGAGGTCGGCGCCGCGCTTGTAGGCAGCCTCCAGCTGCTTCATCGTTTCCGGTGCATCGATCCATTTCTTGTATTCCTTCATCGTCGCTTCGCGCTGCGGCTGGATCGAGCGCGTGTCGACGTTGGCGGGCGGATAGTTGGCCGGGTCGACGTAAGTGCGCTTCTCTGGATCGAAGTACGGCGTGTAGCCCTCCTTGCGCATTTGTTCGATGATCTTCGTGCGTTCTTTGGCGAAGGCCTCGGCCTCGGGCGAGAGCTGCTTGCCCATGTAGACGCCGCCTTCTTCTTTCCGCTTAGGCACTGCCGGCGCGCTCGGCGGATATTGTTCGGCGTACTGGGCGTAGGGTGCCGGCTCACCGCGGCCCTCGTTGATCGCCCAATCGGGCAACAGGCCCATCTTCTGTTCGGAGAACACGGTATCGGCGGCCGAGGCCTTGCGGTTGGCGGCGCCGTGCGGACCGTAGTTGACCCAGGAATTTTGCCCGCGCGTTTCGCTCGTCATCGCCGGGCGCGCTTCGTTCGAGTACATAGCGGCATGCGAGCGCCAGGCGTTCTCCTCGCCGGCGGCGCGGAAGCCGTGGCCCTCTTTGAAGTGGCCGAAGTAGTCATGCACGATGCGGAACAGATCGTTGTTCAGGAGCCGCCGGTTGTCGAGCACGACGTCGCTCTCGCGCAGCAGCGGATTATCTCTCGCCGCCGCTTGTGCCGCGGCGATGCCGGCGCCGCCTTTCTCGCCGAAGCCGAGATCGGTGGGGAACACCCAGAGGTGATTGTTGTCGCGCAAG